ACAATTCAGCATAACCATAATTCTTGTCATAAACCTTACGCTGACTAGGGTCATCGCTATAACGAGAAACAGCCATAACCTCAACCGCATCACGAGCAGACTTAGAGTAACGCTTATCAGACTTAACATCCTTAATAGGACGGCGAATACGCTGAGCAATCCACTTAATATCATTCATGCTAGTAGCATCAGAATCAACAAAAATATCAAACGGAGATACACGCTCCGCAAAAGGAGAATCCTGAAGAATCACAGAAGTTGTCTGTGCTTCACCACCCTCAACAGCATCCTCATTATCGCCTTCATCCTCAATAGCGGATTCTTCCACAAAACGATAACCAGTCTTAATCCAGCCATGACCAAAAATCAACAAATCTTTAACAGCACGGCGGAACTCAGAACGCACATCACGATACTTCCACCAATAGTTAACAACAGCCTCAGCAATAACAGCATTAGCAACATTCTCAGGATTAACAGCATTCACCGTAATCTTAGGATAATTAACCGCTACAGCAGGACCAATAACATTAATCGTAGAAAACGCAATGTTAATAAGCATACGGTCCTCATCAGAATAAGAATCATAATGTTTACCCTTATACAAATCTAGGAAACGCCGCCAATCGGCATCGTAACCTTCGTCCTTGCGCCACTTCTTAGAAGCACCAAGATGCGCACGACAAACACTAAGTTGTTCAGACTTTGATTTTCTAGCCATTACTTCTTACCTTTTGATTTTGGCTTTGCCTTAGCAGTAGCCTTCTTAGTTATCTTTTTTGTTGGTTTAGAAACACGACCAGCATTGGGAACAGGAATACCAGTACGCATACTGGACTTTTCCTCTCTCCACGCTTTAGAAAAAGACCGTTCATCAGGGAAATGTCCCCTAGCGGTTTTGAACTTATCAGCAAAATGACGCTCAGCCCTATCAGCCTTTATAGCGGTCTGACTAGTTCTTAACTGTGTATTTTTAGCGTTAATAACACGAGATTCTGCTAAGGGCATACGCTTAGCAATCAAAGCCTTGTCTGGCTTTACACCCTTTTTTGTGGCACGCTTAACTTGTGCAGAACCAATTTCAACTTGTTTTGCAACATTAACTGCAAGTTTGTCTTTTGTTTTTTTGGCAGCAACCTTGCGTACTGCCACACGCTTTTCAGCAGCAATAGCAGCACGAACAGCATTGCGCACCTCATTAGCCGCAGAACGGCTAATAGGTACGAATAAATCATCAATAATACCTTTAGGTTTACTAGGCATTACGACCAAAAGCAGTATCATTAGGGTTCAACCAGCGAATAACTGGTGGAACAATAGCAGCCAAGCCTGCCTTGAGCAACGCACTTGGGGTTGTCTCACCTGTCCACCAGACCGTAAGCACGGCAGCCAATGCTGACCGTGCATACGAATAAACAACTTGCTTAGTTGCTTCACTAATTTTAAACATTGTGGTCCTCTCGGATATGTGCATCAATTTTTTCATCAAGACCATCCATCTTGATAACAAGATGTTCAAGCAAACCTCTAGATTCAGCGTGTTGACTGGTGTTTTCCCATCTTAGTTTCTGAAGAAGAACCACAACTGGACCTCCAATAACAGAAACTACGATAGGAACCCACCAACCCATTAGAAACCATAATCCTTGGCAGGGACAGCAGTGACACCGTTTGCTGCTGCGTCAGAAACAATCTTGTTTTGGCGTTCACGAATGGTTGGACCATGAAAATTCTCTTTTCCATAGCGGAAACCAATATTTACAGTTTGAATATGGCATTTAAAACAAATATTGCCACGGGCAGGTTGCTCAGAAGCAACCGCTTCGCCTCCACATCGTAAGCAAATAAAACTAAAAACTGTCATAATAATACGGTAGTTGTTCTATTCACGAGAATTTCGGATATTAAAAGCCCCAATAGGGGTCTTTCCTTCACCAATATCGCTAAAAAGGTGCTGTTCCCACCACATAAGACTGTTTTTAGGTACAGAAACATCACCACGATACTCAGGAAGCCACACATACTTTAACATCTGATTAGCAATAGCCAACGACATCACACGGTCATCATGTGGAGAACCCTGCATTTTTCCGTTGTCCTTGCGAACAAAAGTACGCAACTCCGCAATGGTCTTGTAACAATAAATAGCGACATCTTCAGTACGGATAGAACCAGCCAATTCATCAATAGCCAACGGTTTAGTAACCGTAGTAGTACGCCAACCCAAAGTTTCAGTTTGGGTTGGATTACGCTGATTCAACTTACGCTGTCTATAAAGATTCTTATAACCATACTTCTGAGCCGCCTTAAGAGTGGTAAGACCATGGTTGTTGGATTCAATACCGACAAGAGCCTGATTATACCACCAACCAATATTTGCCAGCAACTCACCAAAAAGGTCAGGGTCAATATGTCCGTGCCAATGCGCTACAATTTCGCCAGTGACAGCATTAATAATATGAGCAGAACTATAGTCACCATGGCTAAGACCTTCTGCCACATCTGCTCCCACGACATATACTCCATCAAGTCGGGGATAATCCCAAACGCTAAAAGGACCATCGTCAGAATCACGGAATTCAAAATTCTTGTCACTGTAAACATGAAGATACCCCACATCAGGTTCAATAGTAGAAAAAGTGTCTAAAAGGTCAATGTCAAAAACAGGGTTACCCGACTTAACAAAAGCCTCCTCAGGTGACCGTGGATATTCCTGATGCAACTGCCAAGATTGCATATTGCGTGACTTAACCGTGTACCAATCATCATCACGGTCACCAGCAGACCATGGAAAGAAAATACCAGCAAACTGGTTAGTACCAGTTTGCGAACCAACCCACAACTGATGAAAAAAGTTACCAGAACCATTAGCAGTGGACAAGCCGATGACTCGTCCGCCGACATCCGCAATAGGTTCAATAGAAGCCCATGCTTCCTCAGGGTTAGGCAAGAAAGCCCATTCGTCAACAATAACCAAATATACCGACTCACCACGAGCAGGGTCAGAACCACTAGGAAGAGATTCAATAGCAGACTCATTATTAAACATCATCTTCTGTTGATGGTCAGAAGTCTGCACTGGACCCCGTTCTTTCATCCACTGAGGCAAAAAACGATAACCATATTTAGATTTAGCAAGCAACTTAACCGATTCACGCTCGGTACGGCTAAGCATTACCACAAAACGGTCAGGTTGAAAATACACAAGCCAAAACGCATATGCAGCAGCCAAAGTAGAGAAACCAATCTGGCGTGCTTTTAAAACAACGCTATAGCGTTCAGACATCCATGTTTCCATGGTTTCAATCTGGGCATCACGCATCTCAAACAAAATACGACCCTGTTCAGGATGTTTAATATGCCAATAATTTTCACAGAAATAAACAAACGCTGCCAGTTGCTCACCAACTGTTGCGTCATCAGGTCCACGGCAAAGTCGCCATTCCCGTTCATTAATTAAAGACTGCAAGTCCATTATACTAATCCAAGTACCATCTTCTTATTTTTAAAGAAATTCAACTGATTAAACGAATACGCATCAACAGATGTCCAAGAATCAAAATCTTCAATCTTATAATAATCACAAAAGCGTTCTATACCACGCTGAAGTTCTACACACTCAGCATTATAAATAGAAACATAATCAAACATCATAGGATTATTACGAACAATCATAGAAAGAGAACTATGAGCAACCCTAGAGTTAATAATGTTTTCAATACCACTAGACATAGACTGAACATCATTAGGGCGTAATCTAGCATTAGGTTTTGACCTGATAAAATTCTCAACCTGCATAGAAGTTTGGTCTTTAATAACATTTAGTTCATCTTCGCTAAAGTCCATAGCATCAATAAACTTTTCAGCCTTTAAAGCAATCTCTTCATTAGAATTAAATGGTTCATCAGCCATAACTGACCATTCCCAAATAAGACGCAAAGTTTCCTGAAAAGTGCGACCAACATAGGGGCAATAACTATGATTAACATAATAATCAGCCTTTTCGGTTGCTTTCCTAGACTCAGTATAAATTATCTGACCAATACCATTAACATTTAAAATTGGTTCATAAAAAATAATTTCTTCAAGACTTTCAAAAGCCTGAACATTTTTATCAAAAGCCTCAGGACCATAATAACCAATATCGCAACGCCAATCACCATGTTCACTAGCAATAGGCATAGAATTAACAAAAGAAAAAACACCAAAACCAGAATCAACAGGCTTATTATAAATTTCAAACATTTTTTCAAAAGAATGAAGATTTACAATTTGTGTTTTTCCATTGCCAAAAACAACAACATTATACAAAGGCAACTTTTGAAAAGGGTGTTTCCAAGCAGCAATAAGCGCCCCGTTGTCCATGCTGAACACATCAATAAAATCTACGGATTCAAAACCGTCAGGTTTTTGAATCCAAACATCAACCTCATTAAGACCAGCATCAAGTTTGTTCAAATGAAAAAACATTTTATGCGTGGACAACACAGAAAGGTCAAATTTTTGTACTTTAATCATTACGCACCATAATATTTAAAACGAACAAGTCCTACTTGTCCACCACCATTAATAGCAGTGCCACCAGAACCATAACCAAACCAATAAGCACCATTAGCACCTACTGCTCCGTTTGTTCCATAAGCACCACCGCCTGCTCCACCACTGTATCCATATGCTGCACCTCCTGCGCCACCTGCACCGCCAACCTGATAAACAGGGTCCCCATTTCCTCCGCCACCAGACCATCCTGCACCGCCGCCAGCGGCACCATAGTTATAGTCATAACCAGTAAAATTACCATTCTTATCATATGTAGGATAGTAACCACCACTACCTCCACCATATGCAGGGTTATCACCATAACCAACATTACCACCACTGGAGTTTAGTGCGCCTCCACCTCCACCGCCACCGCCAGCAGAAATAGCAGTAAAAGCACTACCGCTAACTTGTGAATAGCCACCCATAGATTGTGCGCCACCGCCTGCGCCAACTTCAATTAAAATTGTAGTATTGCTACCATTGTTAAAAGCATATGATGACCTAATACGATAACCACCAGCACCGCCGCCAGCATAGCCAGCACCGCCGCCTCCACCAATAATAAACAAATCATAAATAGTTGGTGCAACAACAGAACCACCAATAGGTGTAATTGTTGGAACAGTAAAATAATAAGAACCAGCAGTTCCCATAGCCCACTCAATAAGATGCCAAGTAGTAAAAGACTGATTACCACTAATAGTAGTACCAACACTGTTAGTTGCCAAAACTCTAGAATAATAAAAAGTATTAGGAGTTAAACCAGTAGCATTATATGTCAAAGTAGTAGATGTAGTAATTGTCCCTGCCGAATATTCAATAACACCAGAAGAATAATCACTGGTGGTTGAAATCTGAAATTTAACATCAGTAGAAGAACCTAAAGGGTCAACAGTAGCCTGAAGCGAAACACGGCTTTCATTAACTTGACTAGCAACAGAAAAAGAAATAGTTGCTTTAAAAGAAGCGTTACTAGGAATACCTCTGTGGAGGGGCATAATTAACCCAAATCGCCAATAACAACATAACTGTTAGATGCAACACAAAAAAGTGTTGCAGCCGAATACCTAGCACGCAAAGTCAAAGCAGGAGTGCCATTTAAAGTGACACCAGAACTATTAAAAGTAACAGAACCAGTATTAAGTCTCATAAAATCAATACTTTGTCCAACAGACAAACCAAGAGAACCATCAACAGTCACAGTTAAAGAACTTGTTGAATCCATCAAAATCATTTTACCAGCATCAGAAGAAACAGGAGTATAAGAAACAGTTTTAGTTACAACACTTTGTGCAGATGACCAGTCACCAGCAGGTCCCTGTGGACCAGTAGCACCCGTAGCGCCTGTCGCACCCGTTGGACCTTGAGGACCCGTGGCTCCAGTTGCACCAGTCGCTCCTGTAGCGCCCGTAGGACCCGTATCACCCTGTAAACCTTGTGGACCCTGCGGACCAGTTGCTCCAGTGGCTCCAGTGGCTCCTGTAGGTCCTTGAGGACCCTCAGGACCAGTAGCACCAGCAGGTCCTTGAGGACCAACAGCACCAACAGCACCATCAAGATTAACAACCCAAGAAGAATAAGTACCAGAACCAGTAATAGCATCTTTAGTAAAAGTTAAAGCACCAGTAGAAGCATTATAAGCAGTTACTGTACCATGCTGATGAGAAGTCCCATTATAGGAAACCAAAATAGACTGACCAGCAGAATAAGACAAACCAAGACCAACAGTAATTGTTTCATTACCACTAGTAGCCATAGTAAAACTAGTTGTACTAGTTGTTTGATATTTATCTCCAGCAAGACCCTGAATACCTTGAATACCTTGTGGTCCTTCGGGACCAGTTGCACCTGTAGGTCCAGTTGGTCCCTGAGGACCAGTTGGACCAGTATCGCCCTGCGGACCTTGCGCTCCAGTCGCACCTGTGGCACCAGTAGCACCAGTAGCACCAGTGTCTCCTTTGTCGCCTTTATCGCCCTTTAAACCCTGAGGTCCTGTAGGTCCTGTTGCGCCAGTAGCACCAGTTAAACCAGTAGGACCTTGCGCACCTGTAGGACCAGTAGGACCAGTCAAACCAATAGGACCTTGAGGACCAGTTAAACCTGTTTCACCAGTGAAACCTCTTGGACCCTGTGCGCCAGTGTTACCAGTGTCACCCTTTGGTCCAGTAGCGCCAGTATCGCCTTTATCACCCTTGGGACCAATGTTGCCAGTAAACACAGTAACAACATCATTAGAAGTACTAGCAGAAACAACAACATTTTGTGTAGCACTAGTAGTTAATACAATATTGTCAGCCATTATCTAGTTACATCTCCAACAACAACACACTTGCCAGCCAGCAAAGTTGTTACAACACCACCTAGTGTTTGTTCAAAGTCCCAATATAGCGTCTCATCAGGCAGCGAAGCCGAAACAGAGGCAGAAAGCACCAAGCGCACAACACCATTAGATGGAGTAGGCACAGTACAAGAAAATTCACCAGCCACACTCGTAGCATCTTTGTCAGTCCTAATTTGCGCACGGAAAGTACATCCAGTCAAGTCACGAGGCGTAGTGCCATCCTCAGTAAGTGTAATAGTGAACTCCTGAGTATCACCACGCATAAATTTAAGATTGTGAGATGCAGGTAAAGCCATACTAATGCCTAGTTTGTTCTAATCATAATCACGCATACGGCGAGGAGTTGGAGACTCGTCATACTTGCAATTAGGACACAATACCATCTCCACAGGAAACTCACAACCACACTCAGGACATTCCTGAAAACTACTCACCACTGGAG